GTACTTTAAACATTTATTACAAATAAAAATTAGCGTCAATTTTACTTTTGTAGCATAGGCTTTAAGAATAAAGATCTAGTCTCGTCCAGTAGGTCTCAATTTGGTCTCAAAATTTTTACAACATCCCAAAAGAAAATAAAAATCCCAAAACACTATCATATCAGCGTTTTGGGAAGCTATGGAAAGCAACTAGAGACAAGAAAACGGAGAGTAAGTGCGAAAACAAACGTATATACAATAGTATAAAGCCACATTTTGTGCATATTTTGTGCACAAAAATAAGCCCTCCACCCGCGTTAGCGAGCAGAGTTACCTAAGCCGGCGTATGTAAACCTTTTGCCTTTTTGTGGTCAGTTTGTCAACTTTTCACGAGCCATTTATGCCGAAATAATGACAGTTTTTACTTTAACGTTGTTGATTTGTGGGCTTCCATACATCGTTTAAACCGTATTACATCTTTGAACCGTTTTTATAAACAATGTGATTTTTGCACAAAAATAAGCCTCCCGCCATTGCTGGTAGGAGGCATTTTTGTTACCTGATATATCAGTATTCTTCTCCGTCCCAGCCACGTAGACCAGGAGGACCGCAAACGGCTGATTTATGCTCCAAGGCCATTGTCACAGACTGAACGGAGGCAACAGCATCTATAAGTTCATCAGTTGAATGCTTGTCTGAAGCGGAATCCAGCAACTCTGAAACGGCTCTCATTAAGTCACGTCTCACATAGCTTTGCTCAATAACTCGTGCTTGATCAATTTTTTTAGACATATGCACTCACCTTATTTAAATTTTTTGGTTTCAACGGCAACCCCTTACTTGATGTACAGGCTTTCACCGGGATAGATCAGGCTGTAGATTGACTTGCCATTGTTAGCGGCTAGCGTGTACATACTGATGCCATACTTATAGGCAATACTCCAGAAGCTGTCACCAGAGCGTACCGTGTAATACGTGTGGCTTACTACACTTGAATAGCTTGCTCCAGATACTCGGATAACGTCTCCGGGATGAATCACACTGTAGATTGACTTGCCGTTGTTAGAGGCCAAAGTATACATGCTCATGCCATACTTGTAAGCAATCGACCACCAACTGTCACCAGACTGAACCGTGTATGACGAGCCAGAGCTTACTGATGGCACGCCGGTCGTTGTCAGCAACTCAACATTGCTACGATTGATCCAGCTCATGATGCCACCAAGCAATACGTTAGATCCAGATACTTGCTGAACAGTATACGTCTTGCCCTGCACCCAGCTAGGCATTGCGACACCATTAGCCCAACGGGTTGTGCCGAAGTTTACCTTAACACTATCACCAACTTTGATCTGGCTAAGCGTGGTATTGTTAGCTTTCTGGCCTGCTTTTGTCGCTGGTGTGCTCGTAGCAGGCTTAACATAAGTTTTACCACTACCTGTTGTCGTGCTACCGTTGTAGCCTGAATCAGTGATGCCGGTTAGATCAACGTTGCCATCAAGGCCGCCAGCGCGATAGGTGGAAGTGAACTGGAAGATACCTACATTGTCAAAACTCGGGAAGTAGCCATAATTCGGCACGGTAGTGACATTGTAATCAGGATATTCAGCAAGCCATAACTGATAGCGGCTGGCAATCTGTGACAAGTCAATGTGGCTCATCAAGAAGCTCTTATAGCCGTAAAGCATTGGTGTGTAACCAGCATCACGAACGTAGTCGAGCGCCCACAGCAAAGTTGCCGTGTTTGTTGACCCAGCTTCGTAGTCAAGCGCAACAATCGATCCTTTTGGCGTTTGAACTTCAGGCAAGAAATGATCTAGCACTTGCTTGGCCAAATTGGTGTTATCGATATTCTGCCACCAAATATAGGTGTGAGCCCGCTTGCCAGCGGCAATCAAGGATGCAACCTGTGTCTTGTACGTGGTTTGCTCATATGTGCCGTAGCCGCTATAGCCACCGATTTGAGAGATGCCGAACTTGTCAGTGGAATAACCAAAGACACCGTTATCTCCTTGGTACCGGCTCCAGTCGACACCTTGGTCTCCCTTGGCCGCATTGACCTGCGATGGCAGGGCAAAAGAAATAGCCGCCAAGAAGGCGACTACCAAGGTGATTAGTTTAGTTTTAAATTTCATGGTGCCCTCCTTATTGCTGTGGAGCAACAGATGCCGGAGCTGACTCCGCCGGTGCTGAAGAAGACGTCTCTGGAACCACTTCACTAGCAGCAGTTACCTGGTCAGCCTCTTTATCCGCTTGCAGTGCCTTAATCTGATCCTCTAGCGCCTTGATCTTAGCTGCCTTGGTGGTAATGAGTGCCGGGTAAGCTAACGCCTGCTGACTATCACTAACGCCCTCCGTGGTTGGATCAACCGCTACCCCGACAATGGTCAATAATGCAAACACTGCATTGACCACTGCAGTGAGTTCTTTACCCAAACTAGCAAAGTCCCAGTTGTAACCGAAGACTGCCGCCACCGTTTGAATCACCAACAAAGAAGCTGGCACAATGGCCAGCCAGAATTTGACGCTTAATACTCGTACTTTCCAATTAATCTTCATACTGAACATTCCTTTCAGTTTTTAATCCGAAGTTGCAAAACTTTGTTATATAGCGCTTCGCCCGTTCCGTTACCGCCCAGTGCTTTGTAGCTGCGGAAAAGGTAATTAAGATCGTCCAAGTCGTCTGTGCTGATATACCCCACCTCGATATGATGGTTACACAGCATGTAAACCTCATGATGAAGCAAACCGACAAGGCCTGAATCAATTGCCTTTCCATGCTTTCGATGCATGCGCCATTGGCTTGCAAACCAACCAAACAAAGCTCCACCACCCAACTCCACAAACATATCTATCCAACTCTTGAAATCCACATCTTTATACTTCCTTCCATAAAAATAGCCGCTAGCTTTTGCTGGCGACTTGCTTAACAAGTTCATCTACTTCTGCTTGGCTAATCCAGCCGACACTCACGAACAAGGCTAAGTCATCCTTGTTGTAGATTCCTTGCTGATAGTAACTGATAATCAATGGTTTATATGCGTTCACGATTTTTCCTCCTTGGTCAATGTTGCCACCTGCTTTATCAAAGCTGCGTTTGACATAGTTATACTAGCAACCATCTTCATAGTTTCAGCATTTGCTAAGTCAGCTTCAGATGGCTCAGGTTTAGGTCTGTCAGCGTCTGGATCATAGCCAGCATCAGGAACGACTTGGCCGTCAATAATGCTGGAGTGGTTCTCATACAAGCCAACAGCATCGTCAACCTCAATAACCTCGAATCCTTCATCGGTTGGCCCTACTGGTCTGCTTTCATCAGCGTTTGCCCAATGAAGCAGACGGTTATTGCTATCCGTCCACACTTTGATTTTCATAATGTCATCTCCCAGTTACGCAAAATATGAATCACCCGTCGGATAATCGTCCTGAGTTAGATACGACACCGAGCCACCATAACTACCAGAAGCTTTGGAAATGTTGCTATACCAGCCGACCGTTCCTCCGCTTGGCGTACTTGAATACATAGCGGTAGATTGTCCGGGATCTGAAAAGCTCAAGCAGCTTGCAACAATCTTGTTTGTCAAATAAGGCTTGTAACCGGGTCTAATATCTGCGAGCCTCAAGAAATTGTACTGATTAGCTATTGTGTGAATTTGAAAGTTGGCGGTCACCAAATTGCCACGTCTTGTGTAGTAAATATATGCCCAATCAATATCAATATTGCTTAGCGCGGTTGTATTGACGTAGAAAAATGTCACGTTGTCTGTTGATTTGAATTCAGACTGAATATATTTTTTTGTAGCGGCACTGGGGTCGCTGATCAATGTTTGTAACTGAAGTGCACCACGTTGGAGTGCAACTGACGACACGCTCCCCTTTCGATCGGGTGTCGTGATGTAGTTGAACATTCCATTTGGGCTCAAAAGTGATTTGTAGTATTGACCGTTGGGATTACCATTATTGTCTTCGATGTTGCCCAATATACTTAGACTTGCATCTTTGAGTTCAAGATTGCCAGAACTCTTGGCACCGTCAATCTGAACATGGCTGAATGGTGAATTAATGTCAGGCGAATTGATGGTTGATGTGTCAATCTCAATTGATTGCAGCTTTTTGATACTGAGAACCGCCTGGGCAATACTCTGGTCAATCCATTTGGTACCATCATATAGTTGCAAAGCCGTAGCATCGGCGTAGCTAGTGCCATGCCACCAAGTATCACCTTTTTTCGGGCTTACTGGGGCCGACAATTGTACATATGGATAAGGCACATCCTTGCTTCCGGGAACACCTTGCGGACCTCGTGGTCCTTGAGGCCCTTGCGGTCCTTGTGGTCCAGTATCACCTTTTGGCCCCTGCACTAGTTGCCAAGAATAAAGTGCTGGATTCGTGCTATCTGCCTGTGTAAAGTCTGTATAACTACCAATGTACTTACGAGAACCCGGAGTATCCAGCGAAAAGTTCGTTCTACCATCACTGCTATCGGCGTATGCGATATGGAAGTACGGTGTCTTGCCATCAGCACCCGGTTTCCCTGGCACCCCATCTTTACCATCCGCACCGTCTGCACCTTTGATCAGCGACCAGTTATAGTCGCTTGGATTCGTACTATCGCCAGATGTGAAGTCGCTGTAGAAGCCAATGTACTTGCGGTTAGGGGCAGTAGTTGAAAAGTCGGTCTGGCCGTCTTGGCTGTTTGCGTAAGCAAAGTGGGCATAAGCAGTACGACCATCAGCACCCGGTTTCCCTGGCAATCCTTCATCACCTTTGGGTCCAACGTCACCGTCCTCGCCCTTAAAAAGTGCCCAGTTGTAATCATCCGGATTGGTGCTGTCAGCAAGTGTGAAGTCACTGTACGTGCCAATATACTTTTTGCCATCGCCACTGGATACCGTGAACCCACTTTGGCCACTTACATCATCTGCCCAAGCAGTGTGAAAATAGCTTGTACGGCCATCAGCACCTTTTGCACCCGGAACACCGTCAACACCATCTTTGCCCTGAATAAGCGCCCAATGGCCAGCGTAATCAGCT